AATCTATCTATTGTGCCTTCATAACTAGATTCAGGTTTAATAGGAGCTTGTTCTACACTTGCTATAGTTTCAGGCATGGTATGAATAGGTTCACCATCTATCATATTAGAATAATTATTCGCTCTAGCTTCATGTGATTGCCAATCAAAAGCTTTACCGCTTTTTAATTTAGACTGACCTCTAGCCCATCCGATAACTGATCCTTTACCACCTAAAGCAGCTCTGGCTTCATCATTAGATATATTCTTTTTATCGAGGAAAGATTGTTTCCATGTTGAGTTAGCTTCTATTTCTTTTCTTAGAAACTCGAACTGAGCTTGTAATGCTTCATTAGTACGTTTAAATGTTCCATCTGCATTAACTAATCCTTTAGCTATCATGTGTGCTTGTAAAGCTTTAGCTCGATCACCTTGCCAACTAAAAATACCGCCATTCTGTTTATGATTCGCTTCATCTTTATGAAAACCAAACATCGTACTGATATTAAAATCGTTCTCTCTCCCTAACTCCCCTATCAAAGCTTTAGCTTGAGAAGGACTAAATCCTGCTGCTTGAGCAAGTTGATAGCTATCTTTAACCAATTCAGCCTTATCCGATTTAACAGGAGCTTTAATATCAATTTTATTAACTGTATTGTTAGAGCTATTATTTTGTTTGTTACTTGAAACAACATTATGATTAGTTTGAAGATACTTCTTTACATCATCCAAAGTTTTAAGTTGACCACCTGTAGCTTCTGCTATGTTGACCTTCTCCCCTTTCATCACTTGTTCAATCGCTTGATTGATATTAGTTTGATGTTGAGCTAGATCATCTACTGTATTTGCTACATTAGGCATACTCGCTATATCTGCATCTGCTTGAGCTTGTTCAACTGTCGCATTCAAATCTGCTTCAGTTTGATGTACTTCAGCTTCAGATACATCTGCATTCCCTTTAGCATTCATATAACGTCCTGCTGCAAAGAAAATTGTACCAATACCCAAATTCATCAAAATCGCTGTAGGATCTGTCGACATATCTTTGTATTGTTCAGCTTGTTTTTCATATCCCTTACTATCTAAATAAGCACCTTCTGCATAAATAGATGCTTGTCCTACGGCTGTTGGAGCTGCAACTAAGGCTGCATAATCAATGACAAGTGATTTTTTAAATACATTAGAAATTGGAAGGAATGCCAAAGCAGCGTTTGTAGCCCCATAAATATTAGAAGCTGTATCTGCTGTATCTTGGTCAATACCAAGTTGCTGAGTCAGCCTTGTATGTTCTGTCGCTCTTGTACCTAAACCAACTGTCGTAGCCATACCATAAGGTCCAAGTGGTGCGCCCACTGCCCCTGCTGATACTACTTCAGCGATACCTGAAGCAATATGTCCTGCTGTGCCTTGATTAGTTGGTGTAAAAGCTTCATTCACTTGCTGCATACGTTTATCTGCAACTTCATCACCTTCTACGACACGACTAACCGCATTGGATACTGATGTAACACCTTTGGCTGCACCACTCACTGTACCTAGTCCTATATCAGCTAAAGCACCACGTTTGAACTTTTTAGGATCTGTTAATTTTGATTCATCAAAAGCTAAGTCTTGTTCTGTAAATTCACCGCTTAATAAGCCCATATTATTTTCCTTATTATTTCCAGATTCTCATCATGTACGGTTTTGCTGTTTTAGGATTGTTCATTAATTTTCCATTAGGTTGTATAAACATGAACCAACCATAAGCATTCGGTACTGGTTGTACTACGTGTGTCTTTAATATGTTTTCTGAAGGAGGGATATAACCTGTTTCTTTTCTATATTCAGTTCTGAAATGATTTTGGATGGAATCTTCAAAGCTATCTTGTGTAAAACCATAAGGCATAAAGATGTAATTGGTATTCTTACCTAGCTTCTGTTTATATGTTCCACCTGTAGCTATATCGAATGCTTGTTTAGCCATTTCATTGTTGATGAGTGGATTACCTTTATCATCACGTTTAATGATGTTCTCACCACGTTTAGCAAGTCCTAAATAAATCGAATAAGCTAAGTTTTGATAAGCTCGATGTTCATTTGTACCAATCGCTGTAGCATTGCCAAATTCAGATTGAATCGCATTGTTAAACTCTTTATCTGAACCTAATACTGAAGCTTGTCCTTGACTTAGTATCTGCTTACCTTCTAAAGCAACTTCTGCTGCTCTGATATTGGTATTGTGTAAGGTAATATCTAATTGGTTAAGTTTAGCGATACCCATATAGTCATAAGCATTCTTTTCACCACCTATTAGGCTGAAGTACTCCTTTTGAGCTTCTTTGTTCTTTCCTACCATTTTGGTTAGATCAGTCAGGATTGCTCTTTGTTGACCAGGAGAAGCTGAGAAGTAACGCTCTTTGAATGCTGAACGTTCTGACTTGTTCCACTGAATTAACGAACCAACGCCACCATTATTCTTTTTCTGTTCAGTTAATAGCTCTGTGGTTATCTGAGCTTTCTTAAAATCAATTTGACCTGATCCAATTTGTTCAGGAGTTACTGTATAAAGCTTATATCCTGTTTGAGCTTGGACTGAAGCTACAGGATCATCGTTCGCTCTCTGCTTAGATGTAGCTGCAATATTCGTAAATACGTTGAGCTTCTTCACTAAGGCTGTTGCGTCATTTTGTGGTGTATTTTCTAGTTCTGTTTTAAGCCTTGTGATACTACGTTCCTGTTCAACTGGAGAAGCATTTCTAAACTGTTGAGCATCTTTATTTAGCGCAATTGCTTCTCTTACTTCAGCTTCATATTTAGTACCATTAACAGTCATGAGTGTTTGATTAACTAGGCTTTCAGATAATGGATAACCAGTAAAAGCATCGGCTACAAAGTCTTTAGTCAGTTGAGCATGTTCTTTATCTAACTCATTTTCTTTTAATTCAATACCTCTATTAATACGGCTAATAGCAGACTCGATATTAGCTTTATATGTATCTCTAGTTTCAACTGTCATGTGTGGAAAAACGGTATCTACGTTCTTATACAGTTTTTGTAATGCAGTTATATCAGCTTGTGTTTCTAAGCTGTTTAATATTTCTTTACCATCTGACAAGTCTCTACGTTCATTCCATTTCTGAATAGATTCTGTTCTTTGTTCAGGTGTTAAAACTGGATTTCGCTTCACTGTATCTTGATAGAGGGCGAAAGCCTGTTCTCTATTCTCGATTTTAAGCGTAGCTTCCCCTACTTGTTCAAAGTCTGAGTTAATTGATCTACGTTCTGTCTCATAGGCTAATGGTTTAATAAAAGCTTCTGAATCGTTATACATCTTCTCTGAATAGTAATTGAATCGCTCTTTCTGCTTCTCAGGAATACGAGTTTCATAGTTTTGAGCAAGTTCATCTGTACGCTGTCTTAAATAAGCTTTAGCTGTACTTTCATCTAATTCACCTGTCACTAATTTATTTTTAGTTTCAGTAATGTAGTCTTGATACTCAGCTCCATATTTAGAAGCTTCAATATTGAATTGGTATTGTTCTTTCTCTTCTTGGATCTTCAGCTCTTCATTCAACTTTTTAGCTGATACTTGCATACTAACTTCAGATAGTTGGCCGACTGCTTGAGCTACTTGTCCTGCACCTGTATCTAATACCCTTCCTGCTTGAGCTTGTGGCATGACATTGCCAAAGTTACCTAATGGAATATTCGCCATAATTAAGCCCATCCATTTTGTGAAGTTCTAATTCGACTTGTATCCATTGTTAATTGATTAGCTTGGATGCTCGATATAGGCTGTGTTGTTGTACTACTTTGAAATGAATTTTTAGGTGCATTTCCATAAGCAGATAGGGCTGTAGATGCTGTATTGAGTACACCACTCACTGTAGCGTTATGTGCTTGTGTTTTATAAGCTGATGCATCTGTTTTATATTGTGCTGATTGATTCTTAGCATTAAAGAAACTGGTCCATGCATCTTTAGTGGAATTAAGATTGATGTCATCTTCAATAACATCAACAACTGTATTATCTGCATTCAGATCTAATCCATTACTTGCCATTTGAGCTTTTGCTGCACTTGCTTGTTTCTTACCCAGTTCTCGAATACGGTTAGCTTCTACTCTTCCTTGTGATTCTGCATTGCGAGCATTTTGTTCTGCTTGTTTAGCTTGAGCTTTAGAAGATTGTCTTGCTGAGTATGCTGAATAAGCTGTTCCTGCTACTGCTAAAGCTGTTGCAGCCCAATACGCTATAGTTGCTGCTCCTGCTGCTGCCATACTTACCTCTTTATTATTTTTATTCTTTGTCGTTGTTATAACTTCATTTCAAGAAATGAGCCTGTATGTTCAAAGCCAAACTTCTTGTAGAAGCTTATTGTTCTCTCTGTATTAATGCGTGTAGCTGTACCACATTGAATCCATGTTGCACCTTGTTCTTTAGCCCATTCAATAAAGGCTTTGACAAGTAAATAAGCTGCTTTACCACCTCTATTAATAGAGCTAACAAATAAACAATAATCAAAAGCCATAAGGGAATCTGATTGCCATTCTTCTTGTAACCCACCTATGAATCCACCCAGTATGTTGTTATCTTCATCTAAGCAAATTAGGACACAACCTTGTGTTGGGAAAAGGATTAAAGTCTGAAGTTGAGTTTTAACTTTGTCTAAGTTAATTGGTCGTTGTTGGTATGTTGGTGATTCATTCCAAAATTGAACTGCTATCTCTAACAGTTCAGGTATATCTGATATTTTTGCTTGTTCTATTCTGTACATCTTTTCTCTTTTGATAGTTGTAATAAAAAAGGCATCCCATAGGACACCTCTCTTGTAAAGCTAGGGTTTTAGAATTTTAGATGATGATCAATAAACATCTGAATTCTAGGGTCATTCGCCTTTAAAATCATAATATCTACTGGATCAAACCAATATACATACTCATAAGTTTCCCGACCTACACCAGATACAGTTGTTTGGGACTTCTGCTTTAAGTATGGTTGCCATTGATGTTTTACCCGAATTTTACTCATCACGGCTGCTGCATGAGGACAATTTACATAATCCATCATTTCAGCATTTGTAATGTGCGCTCCACTTAGCAATTTTGCTAAGATTTCAGCAGCATACGAGTTAAGTTCAGGGAGCTTATAAGGATAAGCGGTTACTGTGCTTGACATGGGGGTATATACCTCTCTGTTAGTCAAATAGTTGATAACAGTGGAAGTAGTAACTCCTTAAACTCGACTAATCATCATACAGATGAACGGTTGTTACACTTTTTTAGTTGTGAGAACTCACAACTATCTGTAGAATAGTAATCTAGATTATTAGGAGTTGGAAACAAAATTGCAGTTTTGTTCCCTATTTATACTACTTTAATCCACATAACATTTTGCTTAGTTAATTCTAGGCTTTTCAAAAGAACTATAGCTTCATTGCTATGGTTTTTTTGCGTTCGCATTAAAACAAACTTCACATTTTATATCATACACCAAGTTAACCTGCTGTCAACCCCAAACCCATCTTATTTGCTCCTTATTTTTGATTTAGCACATTTATGCACATTTATGCGTAAACACACCACCCCATACTATAAACTTTAAATTTGAGCCTTATAGAGCGATATAGAGCCACATATTAGCATATACAGAGTTGTCTATATCTAATTGGTCTATTTATAATGCCTCTCTAATGTCTTAGAAATTTTATAACTACTATATATAGTGGTTAATTGTAAGTCTAGACACAAGACAAACAAGTGCGTTAAATCTTGTCGCCCTATCAATAAACAATACTTCTATCTAACGCTCATTTATATTCAATTCCATTACTACTGCTGTTAAATGAAGTGGTAAGGGTTCAGTTTGTTCAATGATGAGCTTGAAGTTATCAAAATCATTCCATCCATTCATTTCAATACGCTTGTTACCTGTATATGGTTCAGGAGGTTTAAATAGATCCTCGTTGAACTGCTTCAGCTCTACTAATTCACCATTCACTGTAGGATTGATTGATTCATACATATAAAGGTTGATGTGATTGATCTTGATTAAACTTGGACTTGAAGTTGCAGGAGTACCCTGTAATTCAGGAGCAAATAAGCTCACTCTTGATGTGAACTTACGACCTATATAGATCTCAGCTATAGAAGAGTCACAGTTAATCGTTAAGGTATTCCCTTCTCTTTTTAAAATTGGGATTACATAGGTTGAATGGTTATCTTTATAGTAAGCAGCTACATCGTCACCTAAGATCCCAATCTGTTCATGTTGAACAATACAAGGTTTGTTGTGTTGTACTGGTACTTTGATCGCTGAATCTAATAGTAACTCTTGCTTCATCTGTTCAATTTGTACAATTCCATTCCTATCTACTAGGAAATAGAGTCTGTCAGATCCAGTAATAGAAGGTAAGGTCATCACACTTAATACAGTTCCACCTATATCATGTGTGGACCAAGCAATAACGGACTGCTCTCTATTCAATGTCAGGCTTGCTAATTTACCATTGCCTAATACAAACCAAATAATTGAATCAGGTTCAGCACAGTAGACCATTTCTTTTATGCCACCATTCTTTTTAGCAATATGACTTGCTAAGACTGAAAGCTCTGAAGATGTTAACGAGTCAATAGAATAGTCATACAGTAATGTACGGACTCTTTCAGCCCCACGTTGTACAAAGATCAGCTCCGATCCTACCTTTATTGGCTTAATGTTTTCTGTAGATCCAAAGCTTGTATGTTCCAGGATTGAAGTATTAGTAGGAGTCATCGAATTTTGTGAGCTAATCACTAATTCACTCCCCCCTGTCATTACACAGATACCTCTTGATTGAGCTAGATGTAGAACATTAGTGAGTTGATCTGAACTTGCTGAAACGGTAAAAGCATCCCCATCTGCTGTAGTTGGAAGGAAGTTTGTTACATCCCCTACTCTTGATAGCCATATATAGTTTGGATAGGTTTTAGTTCCTGCTATTACAAGTCGTTGCTGATACATCGTTACAGCTCTTGGATAGCCTAGATTCACTTCAAAGATGTCTTGTTTAAGTGTCCATGAATTTGCAATAGCTTCTATATCTGTTGCCAGTTTTAAAAGAATCTCACCACTTACTGTACTTGGACTCACATAGGTATCAATACGAATAATACCTTCATTGATAAACACAAATTTATTTTTATCTGCTTCTGTAAAAGCTTGAGCTTCTGTGACTGTTGTTGTTTCCCAATTAGGATCAGGTATTGTTCCACCTTGTGAACCACTTTCTCCTAGTGTTGGTATATCGCCTTGTGTGATACGCAATGCTCTAAAGTAGTATTTAGTTCCATCAATAGTATGGTGACAAATTTCTCCTGCTTGATAGCGTTTAGAACTGTCATAGGCTGAATAAGGTGAAGCAACAAGTGTTGCTATTTTTCCTGCACTCTTTTCATTCGATTTTAATGGTAAGGAAGGAGTAGACACTTCTTCTAAAGGCGGTACATAGAAACCAAAGGAATCATACGCCCAATTGGTTAAGTCTTCTGATGCTCTGAGCCAAGCTAAAGGATGCTTATTATGAGCAATATAGAAATGATACCTGTTTTGACAGTAGTTGATTTCTTTAATGTCTTGAGCTGTATATGGTGTTGTAAGGCTTATAACTAATGTACCATCACTATTTAATACATCTATTAATAGAGGTTTAAAAACAAGTAAATAAGCAACTGAATGACTGATAATAAAAGGTAGTAATCTAATCGCTCCTTCAGTTATTGCTAGAGCTTCAGTACCTCCCCTTCTCTTTAATCCCCCTTCAACAATAGGAAGGAAGTTAAACATTTCCTTTGTACCATTTCTATATTGCTGTAGATCTGTTCTAAGCCATATATGAGGACTGAGTTCCCCTGAAGTGAAGTTGTTTTTAATTAAGTTGATCTTAGCCATTAGCGACCTCTGATCAGTGTGTAATCTGCATCTTTAAAGAATTGTTGTGATGGTACTTCTTGGGCTTGTACTGCTTTAGTCTGTTTAATGAGTTCTTGGCATTGCATGTAATAGCTATCTGATGTTCCTTGTGAACCTGTAATTGGTTTAGAAATTTTATAGGCGAGATACAAAACTAGGCATTCAATGAATAGGCTGTCATAGCTTTCTTCATTCTTATTATCGAATACATATATAAGGTTAAGTTGATCTGAATTGCTAAGTAGTTTGTCTCTCTCTACGACATAATCTTCTATATTTGCATTGATGATCCTAATGAGATCATCGGGTAACTGATATTGGTATGTGTATCCAAATTCAGGTTGAGTTGAAATTGGACTTAACTTGATACGCTTAACTGCACATTGGAACGGATGGAGTCTTAAAAGAGCTTTACGTGAAGCGTCATAGATAATTCGCATACGTCTAGCTGTACTAGTATGCTCTTCAAAGCTTGTAATTGAATCTGCTCCAATCAAACTTAAAGCTTGGTTACATAGATCTGTTTTCGTTGTCATGTAGCATCCTTAATTATTTTTATTATTAGGTGTTGAAAACCCCCTACCCTTTACAGATAAGGAGTTTAAGTATTTAATTAAAGCTATTAATAGAGCTATTAAATTTTAAATCTAAATGCAACTACTTTCTTTTCATCTGTACGAACAGCTCCAACCGCTTCAATATGACCAATCGAGATCATACGATTCGCTGTCTCAACTTCAGTCACTTTTAAAGGTGAGATTGAATTAGTACCTACTTCAACTGAAGAACGAGTATAAGCCACACCTGTAGCTGATAAGCCATCTGCTGCTTTAATGATTTCTGTATGAACCCAGTTAAAGCCTAAGAAGTTAGATACTTCTCCACGTTGCAACATTTGTCCTGCTAAGTAATCAGCACTGGTTAAAGTGGTATCAGCTAAGATTGCATTTAATAAAGCAGCGTTATAAGTGATATAGATTTCTTCTTCATCTGCTAAGTTTTCTAAAAACTTTGTACGAATATCAATTAAAAGTTTCTTAGTTGGAACTGCACCTGTAGTACCCAAAATTTGAGTAGCAGGAAGAGCGACATTGGTATAGGTATCAGCACCAATTTCTTTACGTGGAGCATCACCAAGTAATGCGTTATACACTACTGAATCTAGTTTACGATTCCACTTACTATGCAAACGTTGTAAGAGTTGATCTTGTGGTTGAGCTTTAAGTTTGTATAGATCCTGAATAGCCAAACGAGTGAAGTTAGGAAAGTCATTCATTGTTGCTAAGCGAGACGCAAAAGAAGCATCTGTATATTGAGTAGCACCAAAACGAGTTAAAGTGTCAAAGGAATCGCCAAGTGTACCCATTTCATTTGCTGTAAATGATGTACCTGTTACTGATCCAATATTTGTGACTGTTGATAAAAGTTTTGATTCTTTTTGCTCTAATAGAGCTAAGTATGTATCTGCATATTGTTTTACGAATACGCTATCAATGCTTGAATAAGCCATTGTTATTTAATCCTTATTATTAAGTTATATTTTTATTAGTTTTATTAATAGAGCTATTATTAGTTGTTTTATTAACTCTATTTATTAGTGTGATGATGTAGAGATAGTTGTTGTTTTCAGTTGTCCATAATCGGGCTGATATGAGTTGAATACATATCCTATGCTCTACGTCATAAGGATTGCTGTATGGCTTGAAGCTTTATCTGAACGCCACTTCAGGAGCTATTGGTTTACTTTCTTAGGCTGTTGTAATACGAATCAATCTGAGCTTTTACTGACTTATGATCAGGATGCCTAGAATCAAAGAAAGCAGGACTACGCATTAATGAGTTGATGTCTACATTAACTGCTGTGCCATTCGTAATAGGTTTGTCTTCATTGATCTGTGAACCAAAATAAGAAGCCATTTTAATAAAGGCTACGTTATTACCGATCATTGGATCATTGATCTGTTCATCTGTAATCCCACATGCTCTTGCAGCTTTAACTGCATTGAAGATGTTAGTTTCGTACTTATCACCCCATTCTTGTTGAAGTGTTTGTACTGCTGTATCTGTGTCGATCTGTGAACTATTTGATACTAGGTCAATAGAACGTTTATCGTATTCAGCTAAAAGGAAATCGAGTTGTTTATTTGTGATTCCATGCTTATGTGCTTCTGATAGAAATTGCTGATTTGATTCATCTGCTTTAAAGTCATCAAAGTTAAAGTCTTCACGTTCAACCTTGTATTCATCTACAGATTTAGGAGCTATTTCACCAGTTCCAACTTTCTTTTCTAAGTAGCTATAGGATTCATTCATCTTTGCTACAGTTGCTTTATAGTCTACTGATCCATCTTCTGCTGTTACTTTAAACTTATCAGGTATAGCTGTTTCAATAGAGCTATTATTAACTGTACTTAAAACTGTATTTGTTGTTTGCTCAGTAATTGATTGTTCAATATTATCCGTCATTCTTATCTCTTATATTATTTTTATTAGCAATAAAGACTACAGGAGCTTTTATTGCTTTATGTTATTTATTCTTAGTAAACGTAATCTACCATTAACTCGCCATTCATACGTCTACTAGCTGCCATACGAACTGGTCCACTTTGACCGTTTGTTAAGGCGACATTAGCTGTGCATTTATATTTTGGCATTTCTTTAACATCAGCAAAAGCGTAACCTTCGAAATCACAATCTAGATCTTTTAATGAACTAGCTTTAAAAGGTGTTTGATTAAAAATATAACTATTCATTGCTTCTTTCATTTCTGCATCATTTGGCATCTTTTTACTACATCCGACTAAACCAATAGTCATAAGCACACACACAAAAGCTGACTTCACGAAAAATACCTCTTTTCACATATATTTAAACTAATGATTATACTATTATTTATCTACATCTTGGATACGAGCTAATATGTAATCTATTACATCTTTTTGCCCTAAGTTAAATGAAGTTTGGTATTGGTTATCTTTATCAAAGATAAATTTAGCATGAAATTGTTGTATCAATTCATCTAACACTTCTAAGCCTTGCCCATTAGTAAAGATTAGATATTTATTACTGTTCAAACATTGCTCCTACTTGATCAGGTGTCATGTTCTTTGCTTGATCTTTAGCTATATCTAAGCCTGTTTGACCAACTTGTGACATGAGAGCTTGTTGTTGTTGCTGTTCTTGCATGGCTTGTTGTTGTTCTTGTTTAGACTGTCTAAGCTGTGCAATCTCTTCATCTGTACGAATCGCTTCTGTTGGCACTGCTAGAGCATCTGCCATGACTTGTACCATTGCATCTAGGTTTAGGTTGTCCATCACTGTTTGATCAATTTGAGCCATCTGAGATACGTTGATCATTAAGTTCTGAATCGCTGTTACCCATTCTAATTTTTGTGATGCAGCCATAGGATTGATGAAGTTAAAACTAATACGAGAAGCTTGCATGAGTTCTTCAGGAGCAGGCGGTAGTACACCTGATCTCATTGCTAATCCCCATGTACGTTCTAGTAATATTTGTAGGTATTCAGCTTGCATACGAGAAAAGATTGAACCTAATTGATTACGATAAACTTGAACTCTTGCTTGGATCTCTGTTGCTGTTAATGGTGAACTGCCTTGAGGTGTAAGCTGATCTGACATCAAAGTACGTTTAATTTTAGCTTGGAAGTATTGTAAGAAATCTAAGCCTAATCCAACATTCGCTGATCCTGTATCCAGTCGTTTAATAGAGTTATCAATAGAGTTAACAGATATGATTGCATTAGGTCTTATACGCAATGTATTAGGATTCACAACACCATCATGTGCAGCGATCCATAAACCACCAAGATTAAGTTCTGCTGTCTGTAAAGAGAGCTTCATAATTTGATTAGCTGTCTTAGCATCACTGATAACCATGCTCCCCATACCAAGTCCATAGTGTGAGTCAGGTATCTTCTTAAAGCGTGAGACAACACATGGAAACTCTTCAAAGCCTGATTCTTTTAGGATGTGTTTTGATTGAGCTTCAATAGTGTATGAAGCAAAAGGCATTGATGTAGAAACACGTTTACCTTCTTCACCTTTAATAAGTTTTCTGTCTCTAGGGAAGATTGCTTGTACTAATGTAAATTTTTGATCAGGCTTTTTATCAAGTGCTGTTCTTACTTTGTCTGAAACGTTGTCTATTCCAAATTCAGATACGATCTGTTCTGCTGATAATTCAAACTCTCTATAGATTGTGTCGATCAATCCATTCGCTTGTGTAGAGCTGATATAACAGTTGCCAATAGTCCAGGTATTAAATGTGAAGCCACCTTTATCTCTGTTTGTATCTACATACAATACAGCCCATCCTGCTACTACTAAGTCTGTAAGAAAGTCTGTTACTTCACTATCAAAGTTAGATGCATGGATATTTCTAAATAGAAACTGGTCTACCATGTGTAGCCATTGTTCACCTTGAGTCAGTTGAGAGGGAGTATCTACACCGCTTGGAACTGATTTAAACCAAATGCTAACAGGGGAGGTAGTACCACTAACAATAGAGCTAACAAGTAGTTGGATGCCTTCTACAGCTGTTGTATCAAAGAGGTCTGATCTAGCTTGTTTACGTTCTTGTTCTAAGGCTGTAGCTGCTACTTCTGTAAAGCTTTGTTGACGTTCAGGAGCGCAATATTTATAGCAATCCTTCCAGTGACTTTCATGTTTAATACGATCTGATTTGAGTTGAGATAAACGCTTTAATAGTTGTTGTGCGTTCATCTAATTCTAAGTACCTGTTTTAGTCTTTGGTGCAAAGCTTGATAGAGCTGTTTCAGTTAAGCTGCCTAGTGCTGTTGATTGTTTATTCTTACGTCTTACTGCTGAATTCTCGTTAGCTTCTTTCTGTGCTAGTTCTTTAGCTTTACGTTCAATTTCTTCAGGGCTTTCTTGTTGTACGATTTTAGGTTTAGAACCCATATTCATTATTCCTGTTATTGTTTTAATGTTTTGTTGATGTTGCAAAATGCGTGTGCGCATACGTGCGTGTAGGTATATAGAAGGGCAATCAAATCTAAAGACATTTTTATTGATCTATGCAGTCTTTTCTTTAGTTCTAGTTATTGTTGTACTGTAGTCATAGCATGTGCTTTGAACATGATTATTCTCTTTTTTAAAGTATAGATGCCTGTTTTAGATACAGATCTTATTTATTTTTATTATAAAAATAGCTCTATTAATAGAGTTAATAAAGAAAACTCAGAATAGAAAGAGAAAACTAGACTGAGCTTAAAGATGGGATGCAGATGTCTTATTTACCTAGTTGAGTAGCAATTTAGATACAAACATAGTGTTAACTATATTCCATTCGTTAGATGCTTTCTAATTATTTCCATTCGTTATATACTGAAGATATCTAAATAGGAGAGGAAACCTTATGGCTACTGTCTCTTTTAATAAAAACTTTGTGGTGAGTAATCCTGCTGCAATCAAGATGATCAGTGAAGATATTGCTAACCCTCGTTATGTTGAAATCAAGAAACGAGATCTCAAAGTAGAGAATGCGAAAGGTATTCAGTTATTAAAAAAACGCTTGTCCAACTCAGCGAGATGATAGATACGTTTAGGCAAAATGAACTAAACGAAATTCTGTCATCTTTTTCATGCCCACAAAATCTTGATGTTGAAGACTTTCTTGTAAATCCAAATAAAGCTATTCGCTTTGAGACAACAGAGAACTCAAGAACCTATATTATTTTAGATGATGAAACAGCAAATATTTTAGGTTATTTCTCTTTAACATTTAAAGAGATTACCTTAGAAAATAAAAAAATCAGCAAAACAGAGATTAAAAATTTAGATGGGATAAGTAAAAATGCAAATCGCATTAAGGCTTTTCTTATAGGTCAAATTGGGAAAAATAAAGCTATTAATAATAATGACTTAAATCTTCAACTGATACTTGACGATATATATACTGTTATATCTAAAGTTCAATCATTAATTGGTGGAAGAGTTATTTTCCTAGAATGTGAAAACATATCAAGATTAATTAAACTATATGAAACTCACGGATTCAAATTGTTAGAAACTGAAGATCCTGATTGTACCCAACTAAAGACTATGTATATCAATATTGCTCAGAAATAACTGTTTTTAAATCCTCGCTTAGACTTAAATAACATTCTGTTTTAGATCCATTGAAAGGGATGGATGGTGTATAAGCATATGCTTGCATCTGTCCCTTGAACTTCACTTCCATGTCATACACTTCTTCTGCTGTTCCAGGTTGTTCTAATAGAATCTGCCATTCGTAAGGCATCGAGCGGACTGTTCCGTATCGAGTCAGTATGTTATTAACTGTGATACCAAGTTTGAAGAACGTCTCTTCTTTGTTCCAACATTTGATTAAGTAGAAGATGGGTTGACCACCATTCTTGATTGCTTGATCGAGAAAAGATTGCTTTTTACATCCTTTGATTTTTATTTTCATGATCTCTTTATAGACCTGTAAATAGGTCTTGTATTTGGTCTTTAAACTGGTTATATTATGTCCATACTTTTTTGTAGCATGTCGAAATAACCACAGGAGTGGTTCTGGTTAATTAGCTACAGATTAATGCAGAACAAAATGAGGCTGAACTAATGAATCACTTAATCCACAGTCGATTTGTGGCTAGTGTTTCTGAACTAAAAAAGAATCCGATGGAAGTCGTAAATAATGGATTCGGTGAAGCTGTAGCTATTCTCAATAGGAATAACCCTGCTTTTTACTGTGTTCCTGCTGATATGTACGAAAGACTTATGGATTTGGTTGAAGATCGGGAACTTATAAAACTAGTTGAACAAGTCGATACTGAAGAAACAGTAAAGGTATCTATTAATGACTTACGAACTAGAGTTCGCAAAAACAGTTCTGAAGAAGTTTGATAAATTAAATCCTCAACTTGCTGAACAATTTATTAATAAGTTGGAAACAATCTTAGATAATCCAAAGATACCTAAAAATAAGCTTAGGGGATCAAATGATCTATATAAGATTAAGCTTAGATCCGCAGGATATAGATTGGTGTATCAAGTTATTGACGAAAGGGTAATTGTATTAGTCCTAGACGTTGATAGAAGAGATACGATCTATAAAAATTTATAAGCTAAATTAGCCCTCAGTCTTTGATTATTGGGCTTTTTTTAGTACGAGGTTTTTTAGTCACTGTAGTATCTTTATTAGCTGTTTTAATTTTAATAGGCTTAGCTGTACCAATTAGTTTAGATTGCTCTTGGACGATCTGAGAAGCATCTAGGGCATTGCTGATACCTGTCTTATGAGTAGTAATAGAAAACAGTTCAGGGGTTTTAAAATAGGATTCAAACAAACTGATAGGGATTGTTGGTCCATTAAAGATAAGTTTTAGTTTGGTTGTATCTGTAAATTCAGGAATGATGTCGTGATATACAACTAAAACTAGGATGTCTGATTGGTAAATATTATAAACTGAATACATTTTTCTTTTATTATTAAGGTCTTATTTATTATTTGTACTAGTCGTTTTTATAAGTTTGAAGATTTATAAAAACAGATCTATATATAACATATTTTTATACATTTGTCAAGTTTTTATAACTTTCATCAATATAGAAGCAAATAAAAGCCTAATCCTGCATAGGCTATTTGAATAAAACAAAACTCTAATTCAACAACAACTTTAGTCTTGTCTAGTCGCTTCGCTCCTAGCCAATCCTAACTCGCCTTCGCTCGTTGTCTATTTTGTGGAATTTAGATAAAGCTCCATTTCATTACGCTTTATGTTCGCTCTGCTCACATATAGATTTTTGGTATGTAAGAAGAAAAATAGCTTCTGCCAGTTCAAGATAGATATGAAGACTCATGAAATGAGACGAACATAGATAACTTGATTAGTGGCAGTTAATGGTTGAGTTGGGAGTACGAGTGATAACGAGTAGTACCAATCAAGCATGTTACTGTGATACCAAGATTGTTCGATGGTGAAATGAATACTATGACCCGATAGGGGAATGGTATGAA